ATACATATTTACTAAGTCCATATGCAACTTTTGAAAATACAGGCAGAAAGCGATGGCCTTTGGCTTATAACCCAAAAACAATAATCGCTAAGAGCATAAGAAATTTAGCACAGGGACGAATTGAAAATAAATTAACACTTAGGAGAGTCTAATGGCATCAACATATAGAACAGAACGAAAAAAGATAGTTGATGCTTACGTAGCTCAATTAAAGTTAATTAATGGAACAAGCCCTTATAATTCGAACCTATTTAATAACGTAGAAGGGCACACAGTTTTTATTGATCAGATATCACAGTATCCCAAGGTATGTGTAGTAGCTGGTGATGAAACAAGGGAATATCAACCCTCTGGTTTTAAATGGAGGTATCTTTCTTTAGAGATTCGAGTATATGTCGAGGATGAAGAAGATCCCCAAGAAGAACTGGCTCTTTTACTAGAGGATATTGAAAGAGTGATTGATAATAATGATATTTTGACTTACGATAGTACTGTAAGTCCGAATTTAAAAACAACTTCCTCAACTATATTGACTATAGCGACCGATGAAGGTGTACTAACACCATTAGGGGTCGGAGAAATAGCAATACAAGTAAGGTATTAAAAAAAGAAATTACAGGCAGGTAAAAATCTAGCCTAGTACTTTCAAAGACGAAATAGGAGAAAAGCAATGGCTTTAAATCTTTCAAGAAATACGAAGGTATTTGTAAGCTCAGTAAACGGCGTTCCTGAGGCTGGTGGTCAGTTATTAACTGGCTATATTAGTACAGTTGGCACTGGTTATGCTGCAGGTGATAGACTCGAATTCAGTAAGAATTTTACTGGAATCGCTGAATCTGTGGATGGCAGTGGCGGTGTTACAAAGTTAAATATCCCTAGTAATGGGATAGGAAACGGCATAACAGCTTCCGAAGAGTTGACTGAAGCAACAGCCTTTACAACTGCTGGCGGGACCAGCGGTGGTCAAGATTGTGATGTTGAAGTCGTAACAGTAGGGGCAACAACCAGCCCAACAACTACCGAAGGCTCAAGAACAGCTACTGGACGTTTTGTAGGTAATGGTACTGGAGCGAACACTTTTAGAATTGGTGTATTAGATGGATACAGCTTCTCTCAGGGAAGTGAATCTACTGATGTAACAATCACGGAAGCGGGTTCATCACCGAGTCGTGGATCTAAACGATTCAATGATTCTTTGCCACCAGCAGAATGGTCTTTTGGAACTTACGTTCGACCATTTATTCATGGAGATGATAGTTGGAGAGCAGTTAATACTTATGATATGTGTGAGAACATATTATGGAGTGCCTTAGCTGGAACAGCTATTACAGGAGCTTCAGGTGCCGCAGTTACTTGCGAAGCAAATGCAGATTCAACTGCAATTACTAGTGGAGGTAACGTACAATTTGATAACTCAAATGCGCATGAACTTTTGAAACTCAATCTTTACTTTGTATTAGAAAATACAACTTATAGACTTAATGATGCTCAGATTGGTACTGCAGAAATTGATTTTTCAATTGATGGTATCGCTCAAATTACGTGGTCTGGTAGTGCAACTACTATTGATCAGGTAACTACAGCGTCTGAAGATCCTTCCAAATACTTATCTATAGCTTATAGTTCTACTGCAAACGATACTAGTGGACAAACTACTGGCAATACAGATACTTATACAGAAACGTATAATTATGCAGATTCAACAGGTCCAAATGATGCTGATTATTTAAGAAATAAACTTTCAGCACTTTATTTAGATACTAATGTACAGGGAGGCGGAGCCTCATCTGCTGGATTAGACGCTAAAGAATACGCTATTAATATAACTGGCGGTTCAATTACGATTGAAAATAATATTACTTATGTAACACCAGAAACTATTGGTATTGTAGATAAACCAATTGGTTCCTTCACGGGAGCAAGAACAATTAGTGGTTCATTAACTATGTATCTTGATACAAAAGCTAATGGATCAAATCAATTGTTATCAGATTTGGCAGGTGCAACTGACTTAGTTAGTAATTCATTTGACATGAGTTTACTTATGGGACAAAATTACAGAACTACTAGCTTACCGGTAGCAGATAGATATAATACTACTTCAATGACTTCAGCAGAAGAAGCACATGATGCTAATGACTTTGTAGGACCAGGCGTAGAATTTTTTATGCCTAAATGTCACTTATCTGTACCAGCAATTGAAGTTGGTGATCTAATCTCAGTTTCAGTAGAATTTTCCGCACAGGGAGATACTATGTTAACAACTGATGAAATGAGTATCAAATATATGGGCTTAACCAGTCACTCAGACAATAGAGGTTATGACCACAACGGTACGGCTAACATTAATGTAGTCAACGCCGCTTAGGCAAAAATAATGTCTTATAGTTTTCTTCGTGAGAGTAAACTATACATAGAGTATAGCGGGGATAAGTATAGAATATATACTACCTCCGCTATCTCTTTCAATCAAACATTTGCGGAAGATTCGTATCCAGTAAAAACTTTACACGATCAATCAAAAATGTTTGAAGGCTCAATAATAAATAAAGCAAACCCTGCTTCGTTTAGTTTTGAAGTCCCTTTAACCATAGAGAAAGATGAATCTATTATATTAGATTTAGCTTTAGATTTAGTTGCTACCGCAGATTCTGATATAGAAGATCAGCAACTAAAATCATTTGATATGTATGTGCAAACAGGAAGCAGCACATTTAAACTAGAAAGTGCGGTAATTACGTCAGCTAGTATAGATTTTGTACCACAAAATCCAATTACATTAAGAGTTGAGGGAGAAGGAATAAAACTAACACGGGTAGGAGATGAGTCTTTTAATCTCGGAACGATTCAATCTGAATCTTCCACAAGAACACCCCTTTTAGTCTATCCTACTATTTCGGTAGATAGCTTGAATATGAATAACATACTCTCTGCTAATCTATCAATTCAAAATAGTATAGAATGGACTCCTTATGAAACTCTTACAGCTAGTCTGGCTGTAACTAATTCTAGTAATGCAATGTTTCCAAGTAAATATACTTTGGGAAATCGTATTGTTTCGGGAGAAATACGTCAATACCAAACTGACAATAATGTCACACAATTTGACGATTTTAGTACTAGCGCTAATTTAGCTATTACTGCGAAAAATGTATCTGGTAATGCTAACTTCTTTGAAGTTACAATCAACCCAGCAATATATACAGCTAGGATGCAACCAGAAGAAGTCTATACTCAAAGTTATGACTTTCGCTCAATAGAAAATACAGCACTAAATACTCAAATCGCTTATTCCTAGGAGAAAATAATGGAACTAAAATCCCTATTAGTGGATAGTAAAACCACATGGGTAGAGTTTCCAGGCCTCGATGGATTTGAAGTTGAACTTGCGAACCTCTCCCGAAAAGAACTAATTGCATTGAGAAAAAGATGCACAGCGAATAAATTTAATAGAAAAACAAGAGCATTTGAAGAAATTCTTGATGATGATAAATTTATTACAGAATTTACTAAAGCAACTGTGAAAGGTTGGAAAAATCTTAAACTAAAGTATCTCGAAGATTTAGTACTAGTTGAACTAGGTACTAATGATCCAGAAGGTTTAATGGAATATTCAGAAGAAAATTCTAAACTACTTGTAGAAAACTCAAATGAGTTTGATAACTGGCTCAACGAGGTAGTCTTTGATTTAGAACACTTTCGTAGCGCTGAGCAAGCAAAAGCTAAAGGACAAGTTGGAGTTGTTCCTAAGTCATAGTGATATAGGTATGACTAAAGACCAATACTTACGTATGGTCGAACAAACGGGCGAAGAAATTGACTGGGAAAGATGCCCACCAGAAATGGATGATTTTCCAGAAAGCATTACTACAGCATTAAATATTTTTCACTCTTTAGGTGTTAGAGTTCAGAGTGATATTGGTTATATAGGTAGAGATTATACTAATCTTGATATACTATATGACACATATTATGTAGAAGAACACGAAAAAGATTGGATATTTGAATTATTATTATTTCTCGATAGTCGAGCAATAGAAGAATCACAGAAACGAATGAAGTCTGAGATGGACAAGATAAAAAGAAAATAAATGGCAAAAGATCCTAAAATAACGATAAAGGTAGATAGTAAAGGGACGCCGTCCCTTAAGAAAACTACTAAGGAAGTAAATCGCCAATCAAAAGCTGTAGATAGACTAGATAAAGCTAATAAAAGAAAAGATAAAAATGCGTATGGAGGTCAGGCTAGACAAAAACAAGCTATTATACAGACCGCTAATAGTACTAAAAACTTTTCTAAAATGTCTCAAGCTGTTGATGGTGGTGGTGGTTCTGGCGGACTCGTTAGAGCTTACGCACTTTTAGCAGCTAATGTCTTTGCACTTAGTGCAGCCTTTGGCATATTATCCCGTGCCGCCCAAGTAGATAACCTTATAAAATCTATGGAACAACTAGAAGTTGTTTCAGGTAAAGCTATTCTACAAACAGCAAGAAATTTACAAGAAGCTGCCGGCTTTGGTATGGATTATGCAGAATCTATGAGAGCTGCCTCACTAGCTACAAGTGCTGGTTTTGGCGGTGAACAAATAACAGAATTAGCAAAAGTAGCAAGAAACGCAGCGGTGTCTTTAGGTAGAAATGTACCAGATGCACTCGATAGAATCTTTCGTGGTGTTATCAAAGTCGAACCAGAGCTATTAGATGAGATTGGTTTATTTGTTCGTGTAAAAGAAGCATCAGCAAAGTATGCTGCTCAAATAGGGAAATCTGCATCTGATTTAACAGAGTTTGAAAAACGTCAAGCATTCTTAAATGAAGCACTAGAACAAGGTAAAACCAAGTTCGCTGCTTTTGAAGATATAGAAACAGACTCATTCACTCTTTTAGCTACAACATTTTCTGATATGGCTCAAGGTATTCTCAGTTTTATCAATAAAGGACTCTCT